TCAATGACCGCAGGGCTGACAAATCCGAATTCCCTAAGGGAAGCTCTGAGCTGTGTGATCTGTTCCTTGCTATGTGTCCGGGCATTCCGGGCGTAAGGCACCAGCTTATCGATCGGTACCTGTTCTAATTTCTGTGTGTTCATTTACATTCCCTTTCTGGCTCGAAGGAGCCGCTCCATCACATCGTCCTGCGGGTTCATGCCGCCGTATTCAGCGGAGCAGTTCTCCTTGACGATCTGGAAGATTTCATTCCACAGGCGGTTGGCCTGATTCATATAGTTGATGCCGATGTTAATAAATGGAGAAGGGATCGGCTTCCCAGTTGTCGGATGCTTACTGAGGTATCCGAGCCGAGTGGTCATCTCTTCACACTGAATCCATCGGGCTGAGCACATCGCATATCGCTCCAAGAGCTGAGGAGATATCGCTTTGGCCACACCGAGCTTATCCAGCCATTCCCATGTTTCCCTGTATATTTCACCGGCCTCCAGCGTGGTGCCGTCATGCTGTTTTGCTGAGAGAAAGTCATGCGGAGTAGGCATGTCCTCGCCTTCAACATCCGGTATGTCCAGCACGGTCAGCTTCCTGCCGCCGGGATTGCCATTTTCATATTTTTCCTTGATAGCGCTTTTTTTGCGCCCAGCACCGGGACGTTTGCCGCCACGGCCTCCGGTGTTATTCGATTTTGTGGGCATTTCAATCACCGCCTCCCTTATTACCCTTTTGATTTCGCTTTTTTTGTGAAGAAGAGGGGGCGCCGTTTTCCGCAGCATCCTCTCGTAGAGATTAGACCCGCCCTACCGGTCACCACGTTCACGGTGAATCTTCTCGTGGCACGAGCGACAAAGGCTCATCAGGTTCGACTCTTCATTTGTTCCACCCTCGGAGAGAGGAGTTATGTGGTGTACTTCTTCAACAGCAACGTAGCGTCCTTCCTTAAGGCATCGCTCGCAGAGAGGATGCTTGTGGACGTAGCGGTCGCGGATTCGTTTCCAAGCCCTGCCGTATCGCTTGCCGGTGGAGTAGCCACGCTGGAACTTCTCGTAGTGTTGTTCCATGACCTTGGCGTGCTCCTCGCAGTAAACACCATCGGTCAGGTTCGGGCAGCCGGGAAAGCGGCACGGTCTTTGTGGTTTCCTTGGCATCAGCCGCGCCTCCTTTCTGGGCATAAAGAAAGCCCTGCAGGATAATCCCGCAAGGCTTGTGGACTGCGCGTGCAGCCGTTTCTTTATTCTGTTCGCTGATTATATACTATCATATTGGGCGGGTGGACATCTTAGGACAAAGCGGGACATTTCGGGCGCTTTTCAAATTACAATTGGCTCATCCGGAAGCGCAGCATGGATCAGTGCTTTGCCATGCCAGCGACGGATTGTCCTTGCGTCAGCACATAGCTCCACGCCGATCTGCTCCCACGTATAGTTATGGATGTACCGGTATTTCAAAACCATGCGCTCGTCGGTGTCAGGGACTGCCTCAATGACTTCCCGTATCTGTTTTTTCAGGTCGGACAGCATTTCCAGCTCAGCAGCGATTTTATTTTCCAGCACCCAGAGCTTTTCAAGCGTCCGGACAAAGGGTGCGTCAGTATTACGTGATGTCTGCACGCGGTCTTTATCATATTGTATAGCCGACACGCTGCCTGCCATTTCACGAAGGTTCTGTGCCTCCAATGTGTCGGACTTGATTCTCTGATCAAGGCGGTAGGCCTGATGGAGATATTCTTTTACTGTCATTTGGCTTTCGCCTCCTCTCGTAGTTTGTTTATAAGATACTCACCGTCCACGCTTGTCAGGGCTTTGTACCAGCCGGAGCGGAAGAAGCGTTCACACTCCATTGCATCCGACATGGCGGTTTGGTTACCGGGCTTCTTTTTCAGGCGCTTTAGGGCGTCCCGGTAATCCTTCACGGCCTGCAGTACGATGGCGTTGGCGAGGTTTTCATAAGGGGTTATCATCACACCACCTCAAGATCAGCCTTGACCGCATCAATCAGTGCGGCCTGCGTCATTTCCTTTTTGGATAGCGCCTTTACGATCCTTTCGTCGATGGTGCCTTTAGTGATGATGTGCTGGATCACCACAGTCCGGGATTCTTGACCTTGTCTCCACAGGCGGGCGTTCGCCTGCTGATATAATTCCAGCGACCATGTGAGACCGAACCACACAAGGGTGGAGCCTCCGGCCTGAAGATTCAGTCCGTGACCGGCAGAGGCCGGATGGATGACTGCTACAGGAATATTTCCCGCATTCCAGTCAGCAATATCACGGCTGGTCTTGATCTCCCGGACATTGAAGCGCTTCTTAATGCGGCTTAGGTCATGCCGGAACCAGTAGGCCACAAGAAGTGGTTTTTCATTGGCGGCCTCAATGATATCCTCCAAAGCGTCCAGCTTCCTATCGTGGAACTCGATGACCTCACCGGTATCGGCATATATGGCACCGTTCGCAAGCTGGGAGAGCTTCCCGGTAAGCGAGGCTGCATTGGCAGCAGTTACTTCACCGTCAGGGAGCTGCAAGATGAGCTCCTGCTTCAAATCCTCATAGCGGCTACGCTCGGAATCGGATAGCTGGACTTCATATTCGGTCGATACCAGCTCCGGCATCTTCAGATGGTCGGTGGATTTCATAGAAATCGTGATATCCGAGATTTTACGATATATGGCATCCTCCGCATAGGGCAGCGGTTTGTAGGAATAGATGATCTCACCGTTCCGCTTGTCCGGCTTGAAATAATTAGTCCGGTACTGTGTGATAAAGCGTCCGAGGCGCTCGCCCATATCCAGCACTTTGAACTCTGCCCACAGATCCATGAGACCGTTGGAAGAAGGTGTTCCGGTGAGGCCGATAATGCGATGGAGCTTTGGTCTAACCTTCATCAGGGACTTGAAGCGTTTGGATTTATGATTTTTGAAGGACGACAGCTCGTCGATAATCACCATATCGAAGTCGAAGGGAAAGCCGGACTCGTCAATGAGCCACTGCAGGTTTTCTCGGTTGATGATCGTGATATCCGCTTGCTGCAGTAGGGCTGCTTTTCGCTCCTTCGGTGTCCCGACTGCGACTGCATAGGTCAGACCGGAAAGGTGGCTCCATTTCTGGATCTCCGCTGGCCATGTATCGCGGGCGACTCTCAAGGGAGCTACCACCAGAACTCGGTGGACTTCAAAGCTGTCAAACAACAGGTCAGATACTGCCGTCAGGCTGATGATTGTCTTGCCGAGTCCCATATCTAAAAGGACAGCTGCCACGGGATGTTTTTCGATATAGCGGATGGCGTAGTCCTGATAATCATGTGGATTGAAGTTCATGAATCATCCCTCCAATCTGCGCCGGGTCGTCAATGACATAGACCCGGTATCCGAGTTCCTGAAGCAGCCTGTGACGTGAGAGCTGGAGCGGGCGTGGCTTTTTGCCGGGAGCCTTCAGCTCTGCGAAACCGATATGGCCGTCAGGTAATAAGATCAGACGGTCGGGCATTCCTGCGAAAGAGGGACACACCAGCTTAAGCGCAATCCCGCCGGACTTTTTCACCGCCGTCGTTAACTTGTTTTCTATCTGTTTCTCATTCATAGGTAACCTCCGTCAGGTGCGAATTTCCGGCGATGTGCAAGGTGTATCAATGGTATTTACAGAACTTTTTCTTAGAGCAATTTTTATAGGCCTAAGAAAGTTTTTATATAAGACCTTGATACACCTTGTCATCGGTACGGATTACTGCAGAAAATCTTCCTCCGCGCCGCTGTCTTCACGAATCTTTAAGCCCTTGAAATAGCGCTTCCGGTTCAGCGTCAGCCGCTCAAATCCGGCCTTCTCCAAAGCAAAGTAGAAATCTGCCGTGCTGCGCACATACTCATTGCAGTCCAGAGAGTAGTTGCGGTATGCCTGATAGAGAGCCGAGGAGCTTTCCTTATAGGAATCAGCCACCTCGCATTTCTCGTCTAAGAAATGTCCGAACCAGTCATTCTGGCTGCGGTATTCCTCGATGGCCTTCGTCACGCAGTCCGGCACAGGGATCTGGTAACCGAGCGCAATGACCTTCTTTGCACCCTCGATGATCCATGAGAGAATGCTTTCACCCGCGTTCTCATACAGATACTCTCCGTAATTCTTGATGTCGGCCTTGCCCTCAATCTTGGCATTGAACGGGATCACGATAAGCCTGCGCCAGATACCGTCATCGGAAGCGGAGACGCGAGGCAGGTGGTTCGTATACAGCACCAGAGTATGGCAGGGTTTGAAGGAAAACGGGTCTTTATACTTTTTCTCCGCGAACACATCGTCCGTGGAGCAGAGCTGCTTGACCGTGGAGTCGTTGAGCCTTGCGCCTTCCTGCATTTCTGCAGCGATCAGCAGGCGCTTGCCCTTGACCTCAGCCATTTCAGGTTTGATGTTTCTGCGGCAGCCGACGGTTAGGGTGTCTGCGGAGATGTTTCCGCTGTAAAGACCAAGCACGCGGGAGATGGCATTCCAGAAGGTGGACTTGCCGTTGCGGCCATCACCATATGCGATGATGAGGGCTTCCACGAATACTTTCCCGATTGCAGCAAGGCCGCAGATCATCTGAACATAATCGATGAGCTGCTGATCCTTCTGAAAAATGAGATTCAGGTTGTCCAGCCAGAGCTGGGTTCCCTTGACGCCGGGTGAGACCGAGGTAATTTTCGTAATGAAGTCATCTGCGGAATGTTCACGGGCACCGGCACAGCCTAAGCGAAGGTCATAGGTCGCTTCCGGTGTACAGAGCAGGAAGCAGTCCGCATCCAGATCCCTTGGCGAGATTTCCAACATCGGATGGGATTCCTTGAGGGTTGACGTGATGTTCTTGGAATCACGCCTGCGGATAGCAAAGCTCTGATAGGCTTTTGCGGCAAGGAACTCCTGATATGCCTTCATCTGTTCATCGTTCATGAGCTGTTCGGCCTTGGTCTTTGATGTATTGTCGAGGATTTCCTGAGCTCCGCAGTTTTTGAGCTTCTGCAGCGCTTCGCACATGAGCCGGTTCGACTCGTTCAGCTGCCTGCGGGTAAGCTCATGGGCGACAGCCTGAGCGCCGGGTTCCGTTTCCTGCCAGTAATGGTCGCTGTAGCGGATGAAGTGGGTGGCCGGTGAGTAGCGCAGCTCGTTCGCAAAATACTTAGAGAGCACTTCGGCCTGTCCGACGTCGGAGAAGTCCTCCGGCATATAGCTGTTCTCGTCGTTATAGATTTCCGGAGGAACGTATCCGTCCTCGCGGCTGATTTTTGAATAAAAGCGCTGGGCACTATGCCAGATTGTGGAGAGCTCACTGTTGTCGAGAGGCGGCACGCAGGTTGCGGCCTTCTCCAGAAAGCTCTGATAGGCCTTTTCTGTGTCACCATACTTCTTGATGACGATTCCAGCGAAGCGGGACATGGTAGCGTTACGGCTTCCTTCAGGGATCACAGCATCCTTTTCATGGCCGCCGGGCAGGTCAGCATCGAACTCGACATCATTCAAAAATTCTGTGAGGTTCATGCGTCCGGGATAGAGCTCCACATCCGGTTCCTGCGTCCCGAAAAAGAAACGCGCCGCATCCAGAGCCTTGGTATCGAAATACGGGAATATGGAATTGACCAGCTTCTTC